CTATCCGTTGGGGCTTGACGGGTACAGTACCTAAAGAGAAGTTTGAGTTTGAAAGTATACACGCAAGTCTTGGTCCAGTTATTGGGCAAATTAGTGCTAAAGAACTACAAGACAAAGGTGTACTATCACAATGTCACGTAAATGTTGTCCAATTAATGGATACGCAATCGCACAGCGATTACCAGTCAGAATTAAAATACCTTGTAACTAACAAGGAAAGAGTAGAGTATATAGGCAAACTATTAAACAACGTAAAACAATCAGGCAATACACTAATACTTGTTGACAGAATCTCCGCTGGAGAAATGTTACAAGAATTAATCCCAGGCAGTACATTTGTAAAAGGAGATGTTAAATTAAAAGATAGAAAGGAAGCATACAATGAAATCAATGAAGGAACTAATCATGTGGTTATTGCAACCTACGGTGTGGCCGCGGTGGGCATTAACATTCCTCGTATTTTTAATTTGGTTCTTATTGAACCCGGCAAATCGTTTGTTAGGGTTATTCAAAGTATAGGCCGTGGGGTAAGAAAAGCAAAAGATAAAGATTTCGTGCAAATATGGGATATCACGTCTACGTGCAAATTTGCTAAACGACATCTAACACAAAGAAAAAAATTCTATAAGGAAGCACAGTATCCATTCACTATAGAAAAAGTAGATTGGAATTAGTATGAGAATATTAACATTAGAAAATAAATCATTAGATTTAAACACATTGCCAGATGAACTAGATGAAGATATTAGATTTGCAATTTTAGATAATTCAGATCCACAAGAACCGGATTTCTTTTTTCTGCCTCTAATCTTTTTAGAAAGTTTTAGTTCACCGGCTATTGTTTTAGAAATTGCAGGTAAAGAAGTTATGATGCCAATTGACTGGCACATGGCAGTAGGTTGTTCCGAAAGTGGTAACGACTTAGAAATACTTCAGTTAACTAGTATTGCAGACAGGGGATTTGAAGCATTTTTGTTTAATCCTTTATCTAGTTATAAACCAGAGTTTGGAGATATTAGAGTAGTAAACTTTTACAACGAAGTGAAATGGTTCTTTCCTAAAATGAAAAATGGCAACTTGTTAAGTGTGCCAATCACAGACGGCGACAAACCTTTATGTGCATTTTTTATTAGAGATGTAACTAGACAAACAGAAGTAATTGATTACGGAAAGATTTTATAAATGGAAAACTTTATTAGAGTATACGAAGATAGGATACCCGCAGAACTATCATCTGAATTAATTAAATGGTTCAATACAGCAAGCACTACAGGACGTCTTGTCCGTCGCAATGGACCAAACATTTCAGATACACAAATTAGTGTTGACGGTGCTCGTAAAGATTTTGTAGATAATATTTACGCATGTCTTGGACCATGCTTAGAAGAGTATGCAGAAGACTTTCCATTTTTAAAAGGACAAGATTTGCTGTCAAGTTTATGTGTAATGCAAAAGTCAGTTCCGTTGTCAGGCGACGGCTATCATAGATGGCATAGCGAACGATTTGGCATGGCAACAACTGAACGTGTGCTTGCATGGACTATCTATTTGAACACTGTTAAAGAAGGTGGCGAAACAGAGTTTTTATATCAAGGTAAACGTGTTGAAGCAAAAGCAGGACGTATTGTAATTTGGCCAGCAGGATGGACTCATGTACACAGAGGAAATCCTCCATTAAGTAACGAAAAATATATTCTTACTGGATGGATTGTAGGTGATGGAGATCAATTACAGTTTACATTAGGAGATAATAAAAACTAATGATGACAGCAAAAGAATACAGAGACAATGTCCAATGGAACTGGGTAATGCAACAGCACTATCCGGGCTATCAAAGATTTTTAAAGTTGTTTAACGAAGAAGAACGTAAATCTTATAAAATGAAATTACCTGCTGGTAGTTTAGCAGTTAATTCATACAATGACGAAAACTTTGATTTCCCACATGATGTTGACCCAGATGGACACTATGAAAAATTTGTATTAAGTGTTTTACAACAACACTTTCCAATTTACAATTTAAAACACAGACGTACATGGTGGTTGCATTATCCTAAGTTTGAACACAGTTTTGTAGGAGTACATAGACACGAAGGCGAACGTGTTCTTACAAGTGTATTGTTCTTAGAAAGCAACCTTACAGAAAATAATATGAATGAGCCAGGAACACTGTTTGCTATCACGCAAGAAAATGATAGAACAAATGAATTGCATGAATTTTTGCCTGTGCCAGGACAGTGTGTAATTATGGACGGCATGGTATATCATGGCACATATCCGACACAGTTTGATAGAAAGGTTTTAGTTGTTGACTACGACTATGAAATTATAGAAGATGATTGATTATCCAAAAAATAATTGGGTCATGGAAACATATTATTCTGATTACGATAAGTTTTTAGAATTATATAATACTGAGTGTTATACATTTAATTTACCGCACGGAGATGGCGGTGCTAAGATGTATGCATTATCTAATCTTGCTTATCCAACTTTTGTTGACACAAATAAAAGTTATATTAAATATATTGAAGAAACAATAAAAGAACACTTGCCATTAAAAAATATAAACCTTACAGAATGTTGGTGGCTAGATTATCCACCCACTACTTATAGTGGAATACATCAACACAAAAAAGGACAAATATTTACAACTGTACTATTTTTAGAATCAGATGCAACACTACCACATTTATCAGAACCAGGCTGCCTTTTTGCATTTACAGTTGAAAACGGCGAGCCTGTTTTGCACGAATGGGAGCCAGAACCTGGAAAATTAGTTTTAATGGACGGACACATTTATCACGGCACATACCCTACACAATTTAAACGCAAAGTGTTGGTGTGTGATTTTTCATATGAGTTAGGAGAAAGGCAATGACAATGAAAGCAGGAAAGATTTGGGGGCAGACAGAATTAATTCATGCCAATGGTGTACTAGAGTTTCACCGCATTGAATATAAAAAAGGTTTCAAGTGTTCGGAGCACGAACACAAATATAAGTGGAATGGATTCTTTGTTGAATCGGGCAAAATGCTTGTCCGTGTTTGGCAAGATGCAGACCAAGAAGGATTAGTTGATGAAACTATTCTTGGTCCGGGGGAGTTCACGCAAGTGAAGCCCGGCAAAGTCCACCAGTTTGAAGGTTTAGAAGATGGTGTCGCTTTTGAACTTTACTGGGCGGAATTTAATCACGATGATATTGTTCGTCGTACAGTAGGCACTGCAATTGATAAAGGAAAAAAATAATGTTTAATTGGTTAAAGAAACTATTTGGTTCAGATGTACCGGATACTCCGGTTATTGCTCAAGAGCCTGTAAAGAAAACAACTAAAAAAACTGCTACAAAGAAAAAGACAGCAAAAGTTAATTTAGACGCAATGTCTAAAACAGAACTGTTAGCACTAGCAAAAGAAAAGGGTGTTAAAGCAAATGCAAGTCTTAAAAAAGCAGAATTGGTCGAAAGACTCAAATAAACTTATCCCCGGAGAGGCTTTGATTTATGAACAGGCCGACGGGGTAGTTTATGCACGATACAGGGATCCTCCATACAACGTCCAGCCTAGATGGATTGTTGGAGGTGATCCTGCAGGTGTAGCTCGAGCACAAGGAAGTTTATTAGACTACGGCGAATGGAAAAATTTATGCGAACTTGCTCAAACTAACCCTACATTAAAAAAACAATTAAGTAATTTAGTTAACACATATTATATTATAAAGGACAGTAAATGAGAATAATAGCAGGACCATGTCAACACGAAAGTGTAGAACACAGTTTAAAAATTGCAACAGAATGTAAACGTGTATGTGACAAATATGGAATTGACTATTACTTTAAAGCAAGTTACGACAAAGCAAATCGTACAAACGTAAATGGAAAACGCGGCATTGGATTACCACAGTTTATTAGAGACATGGATTCAATGAAGGAAAAAATTCCTACTTTAAAAACCTTAACCGATGTACACGAAACACATCAGGTATACACCATTACTAGTGTCGATGCAAGTATTGATGTATTACAAATTCCTGCATTCTTATGTAGACAAACAGATTTAATTCGTGCCGCTTGTGATAGTGGACGCATTGTAAATATTAAAAAAGGACAGTTCTTAGCACCTTGGGACGTAGAAGGTATCCTTTCAAAAACAGAAGGTGCCAAAGAAGTATGGATAACAGAGAGAGGTACAAGTTTTGGTTATAATACCCTTGTTGTTGATTTTACTGGCCTCAATTATATGCTTGACAACTATAGCGTTCCTATTGTTTTGGATGCTACCCATTCGGTACAAAAGCCAGGAGGAAATGGAACGAGCTCTGGCGGTAATCGTGATTACGTGCCAGGTCTTACTCGTGCCGCTTCTGCTTTGGGAATTAATAACTTTTTTCTAGAGGTACATGACGATCCAGACAACGCACCTAGTGATGGACCTAATATGCTTAAACTAGAAGACTTTGAAGGTGTTGTGCTAGACATTATTAGGTATTCTTATAAATGAGCGAGTTTACTAGATCATATACATCTCTAAGAGGAAGTATATTAAGAGCATTTGTTTACACTATAGGACATATTCTAATAGCTATGAGTGTTGTAACTATGATGACAGGTGCTAATATTTTTGAAGCAGGTGCTGTTGCATTGATAGAACCTTCTATTAATGGAGTTTGGTACTTTGTATTAGATAGATTGTGGGTAACAAGTAAATGAGTAAAACTGTAATATTAATTCCTGCTAGATATGCAAGCACAAGACTGCCTGGAAAACCTTTGTGTATGTTAGATGGCATTCCTATGATAAAGCGTGTGTATGACGCTTGTATTGCGTCTAAGACGCCAACATACGTGCTTACTGATAGTCAGGAAGTTTATAATATTATAGGACCGAATTGTATACTTGATCATACAGATTATGCTAACGGTACAGAAAGATGTGCCGGTGCAGTTGAAAGATCTGCATTACTTGAAGAGTATGATAACTTTATCAATGTGCAAGGTGACATGCCCGATGTTACTGTAGATATGATTGAAAAGTGTGTATGGCATTTGCAACATTATCCAATCACTACCGTATGGACTGAGATGCCTGAAGAAAAACAGAACGATCCAAACACTGTTAAAATGATTAAAGCAGGAGATCAATGTTTATGGTTTGGGAGAGGAATGACAGGCTATGGCGACTGGCACTTGGGAGTATATGGTTATAAACGTAATGCATTAGAACTATACCCTAGTATGCAGATTGAAAAGGAAGAACAGATTGAGCAACTAGAACAACTAAGATGGCTAAAAAACGGTTGGCAAATAGGTTGTTTGAATGTACAATATAAAGGAACTGAAATAAACACTCCCGAGGATGTAAAAGAATGGCACAGCAAAAACTTCCAATAAAAGATATATTAGCCGCAATAGATATGGGTGCTATGAATGTTTGGGACGAACTTGCGGACGATGAAAAGAAGCAAGTTAGTTTTTGGTTGCTTAATAGATATGTAAGCAGTGTAAAAGGCAGCCGCGATGATCAAGAACTTGCTGTGTTTAAAACAAACGAATACTACAATAAGAATTATATGGATGTAACTAAACATCCTAAACTGCAATGGCAACTGTTATGTCAAGCAGGAAACACAGGCGATATTAAGTTCCATCAATGGATTGGACATAAAAAGAAAACAAGCGATAACAGCAAAGGTGTAAAACTGTTAGAGCAGATTTACCCGAACATGAAACAAGATGAGGTAGAATTACTTGCTGGAATATCTACAAAGAAAGAACTCAAACAATTGGCTGAAGAACATGGAATCGATACCAAACTCTGATAAGCCATACAAGTGCGAATACTGTGGCAATGGATATATGAAAGAGAAAACCCTTGCCGCTCATATGTGTGAAAAGAAACGCAGAGCACTACAAAAAGATGAAAAAAGAGTGAGACACGGATTTTATGCCTTTCAACGATTTTACAAACTCAGTGCAGGTACTAAGAAAGAAAAAACATACGAAGACTTTTGTGCAAGTCCGTACTATAATGCTTTTGTCAAGTTTGGTAGTTTTCTTAGTAATGTTAAGCCACTATATCCCGAAAAGTATATAGACTGGGTAGTAACTAGTGGAGTAAAACTTGATCACTGGTGTAGAGATAGTTTGTATGAGAAATATGTTTTAGAGTTTGTGTTAAAAGAAGATGTTACAACAGCACTAGAACGTAGTGTAAAAACTATGATGGAATGGGCAGAAGAAAATGAGCCTGCGGCATGGAATCATTATTTTAAATACATAAGTTTGAACAGAGCAGTATGGCACATTAAAGATGGAAAGATTTCACCTTGGTTGTTATTAAATTCTACTAGTGGTAAAGAAATGCTAAGTAAATTTAATGATGAACAATTGAATATGGTATATCATATTATTAACCCCGAACACTGGGCAATGAGATTTAATAAATTGCCGGGTGACGTTGAACTAGCAAAACAAGTTGCAAAGGAGTCTAACCTATGAACTTAGTCTATTATCCAGATCCAATACTTGACAAACAACTACAAGAAGTTGATGTTGAAAATCCTGGATTTGATCCTAAAGAACTAAAAGAAGAAATGACAAAGATTATGCTAGACAATAATGGCATTGGACTAAGTGCGTGTCAAGTTGGTCTTAATCATAAACTATTCATTATGGGCGATAAGCCTAGCAATGTTAGTATGCATATTAATCCTACAGTGTTGCAGTATACTGAAGAAACTGTATTAGACATTGAAGGTTGTTTAAGTTTTCCTAATATGTATGTAAAAGTAAAACGTCCTAAAGAAATACTAGCAGAATACTATAACGAAAATTTAGAAAAGCAACAAGTTAAAATTACAGGCTACACTGCTAGATGTTATCTACACGAACTTGATCACACACTTGGAATTACATTTAAAGATCGTGTAAGCAAGATGAAATGGGATATGGCTAAAAAGAAAGCACGTAAAATGGAGAAGGCACTTGCCTGATATTGATATAGACTTTGCTGACAGAGACGAAGTATTGTCAAAGATACAGCATCGTGTTGCTACGATCAGTGCAGACAAAAAACATAATACAGGTGTATACGTAACAGAAATTCCTCATAACCCTGTAGACAATCATTCAACTATCGATTATAAAACTGCTGAAGATAGAGGCTACTTTAAATTAGACTTTCTAAATGTAAGCATTTATAAAGATGTAAAAAATGATAAACACTTAACAGAGCTTATGGAGAAAGAACCAATATGGGATCTACTAACCCACGAAGAATTTGTGGATCAACTATTTCATTTAAACGGGCATACGGAAATACTGAAGAAGACTTGCCCTACTTCCGTGGAACAATTAGCTGCCGTCCTTGCTATGATTCGACCAGCAAAGAGACATCTGATTGGGAAGGACTGGACGACTATACTGAAGGAAGTATGGATCAAGCCAGAGAATGATGAATACTACTTTAAGAAAGCACACGCATTTTCATATGCAATGGCTGTAGTAGTTCATATGAACTTGCTGTGCGAACTTATTTCTTCTTCCGCACCAGCTGAATAGATTTTCTTTTAACTCTTTTAATATTGAGATTATTTAGATCCACTGTTGGGCCTAGTGTAACCTTTACGTCTTTAGTATTCATTGTTATAAGCACATACCTAAAACGTTCCATCTCTCGACGCATAAAGATACCAATAGGTATCATTCTATTAGACTCCCACCACCAATCTTCACCACACTTAATAAAGATTGCTTTTTCGTAGTCTGTAGATAAATCTGTCATTACATACATGCTTGTAATAACATTATCTTGATTGTTTATAATGCCAATATATTCTTGGCCACCGTAAGTTACTACGGATAAAAATGGAAATTTTTCTTCTATATCTTTTCTTAACATAATAGCATAAATATATTGTAGGTATGAAACATGCAAAGCATCACAAGGTATTTAGTCACAAACAGAATCGTTGTCGTCCATGATGAGTGGGCTGGATCCAATACGGAGTATGATAAAGTGTACGAAAGAAAATTAAAATTAATTAAAGGTATTCAAAACGTGTTTACGTTTGAAGTAAAGAACAGAGATCAAAAACCTGTTAGTATCCTAAACACGTACACTCCAAAGATTAAAATCTTTGACGAGAACAAAGCTCTTATTATTTCAAAAGATGGAGTCATTAAAGAAACTGCAACTCCTAATTATAAAGGACAGTTTACAGTTACTATTAATGAAAGTGACACAAATGATATAGACGGACAACACTTGTCCTACTTTGTATACCTTGTAAAGGACAGTGATAATTCAGAAAGCATTACATACGCAGATACAGCATTTAATGCTAGAGGTAATATGGAAGTTGTACACGATGTAATGCCTGGGCCTAAAGATGCATATACCCTAACTACATTTACTGAAACAGGGTATGACACTGACATATATGTAAGCGAAGGAGTAACAGCAGAGCCAAGTCTAAACGGCAACGAAGCATTACACACAGCGGCAATTTATACCACAGACTACACAGGTGATGTAACAATCCAAGCCACACTAGACAATCAACTAGATAACAACGGTAATGATTGGGTTGACCTGCAAACAATATCTATTTCTAACAAGAGTGAGCCTACAGTTGTAAACTATACAGGTATATACTCATTTGTGCGTATCAAGCACGATCCGACATCCGGAACTATTGACAAAGTTCTAATTCGAAACTAAATATTTTAGAAGAAAGCGGTGACTTATAGGAACGCCTACTTTTGGTGACAGTGCTCGCGTACGACACGGCTGGTGACAAAACACAGGTTACTATTTTACATAAGGTGACGTTACACAATTAAGATACATGCCTTCTTCATGTTATGATAAGGAGGACATGTATGTTCGAGAACTCTATTCGTTCGTGGATTCTAGGTTATCTTTCAGAATTAAAATCAAATGGCATGCCTAGGTGTCCGTTTGCAAAATCTGCACTAGAAAAAGGAACTGTATCTTTTGAGACTGCTCGCAAGGCAGACGACCTTTGGAAAATTATAGAAGCCAATACAGAAGAATGGGATGAAAACACAAAACAAGCAGTAGCAGTGCATCTTGATTGGGATATAGACAATCAAGAAAGAATAAGATTATGTCATCAAGCAAATACATTTTACGGTGTTAGTACTGGCAAATTGTTTATAGAAGAATATAGAGTGCTTGATAATATTGGATTCCATTTTATATTAATTCATGATTTTGTTGAAATGCAAAGTGCAAAACGATTATTAAAAAAACAAGGATACTACCAATAAAGGTTGACTTTGCTTGCTCTTGATACTATAATAGTATTATGAGTGTAGTCGTTGAAACAGTTCTGACATATTTGCCGCACAAGCGGAAGACTACTCCATCTGGCTGGACGTCCTTCAACGCAGTATGTTGCCATCACAACGGACACACAGCCGATACTAGAGGCCGCGGCGGAGTGATACAAAATGATGATGGTATTTCATATCATTGTTTTAACTGCGGCTTTAAAGCAAGCTGGCAACCGGGCAGGAACTTTTCTCATAAGTTGCGTAAACTCCTACAATGGTTAGGAGCACCTGATGATGTAATCAATAAGGCCGCACTAGAGGTTATGAGGGAGAACGAAGGTGTTGAGACTAAAACACGCATAGCACAACTTCCAACCTTTGCTACTGTCCCGTTGCCAGACGATGCTGTTAGACTAGCAGACCATCAATGGGCAGAACCAGGTACTATACCAGAGCGTATGGTAAATGTATTTGCTTATATGCTAGAACGCAACCTACGTATAGATGACATAGACTATCACTGGGCACCTAGCCTAGGGTATCGTGATCGTCTTATTATTCCTTTCTACTATGAAGGACGTATTGTAGGTTGGACTGCTCGTGCAATCAAGCCAGACATGAAGCCCAAGTACTTGACAGAAGTACAACCTGGCTTTGTGTTTGGACTTGACGAGCAACGTTATAATAAAGTATTTGCTATTGTATGCGAAGGACAGATTGATGCACTGCACGTAGAAGGTTGTGCATTAGGTGGATCAGAGATTAGTGATCAACAAGCAATGCTATTAAACAGATTACAAAAACAAATTATTGTTGTACCTGATAGAGATAAAGCAGGTAGCAAACTTGTCGAACGTGCTATTGAATTAGGATGGTCAGTAAGTATGCCTAAATGGGATAATGATATAAATGATATTGGGGACGCGGTGCAGAAATATGGAAGGCTATATACACTACACAGCATTGCAGTAAGTGCTGAAGAATCCCCATTAAAAATTAGACTAGGAGCGAAGAAATGGTTTGGTTAAACAAATTAAAAGGATGGATCATGTATCCATACACAGAATATAAACGTAGGAAAAAACTTAAAGCAAGGATTGAGGAACTTAAAAAACAAGATCCGTTTATTTACAAGTGAGGTAAAATATGATTACATGGGGTATAGTTGGTAATAGCCATGATGCCAGTTTGGCTGTATTTAGAGATAACATATGTCTTTGGGCGGCACTTGCTAAAGACTTTAGTGGTGTCGACCATGACCCTGATCTCAACTGGACGTTAGTTAGTGTAGCAAAACAAATAGCAGGCGAACCAGATCAAATCATATGGTATGAACGTCCTGTTCTAAAAACTCTACGTCAGTGGCGAGCAGGCCAAGGATGGTTGTTAAAAGAAAACAACATTAAAAAATATCTCAAGCAATGGGATATTACTGCTCCTATTAAATACACACAGCATCATCACAGCCATGCGGCATATGCTTACTATACACAGCCACACGATAACTGTGCCGTTGTATGCTTAGACAGCATCGGTGAATTTGAAACACTTACTATATGGCACGGTAAGGACAACAAACTAAAGAAAGTATACAGCCAAGGATATCCACACAGCCTTGGATTGTTCTACAGTGCAATGACGCAACGTGTAGGTCTAGTACCACAGCGTGATGAGTATCTAATTAGCCAGTGGGCAAAGAAAGGCGACAGAACAAAATACTATACACATATCAAACGCGACTTGCTCGGTAGCAAACTAGGTGTGCATTTTTATACAAAAGAAAATTTACACAGAGGCTGTCGCTGGTGGCGTCCTGATCTTACATCAGAACAAGACATGTATGATATTGCCGCATCCACACAGATGATTTTTGAACAAGCACTTAGAGACATTTGCGGATTGGCGTTTAGAGAAACAGATGCTAATCATCTTGCACTAGCAGGAGGAGGTGCATTAAACAAGGATGGTGTAGACAAAGTTAGAGATGATTGGATTAGTGTATGGGTTCCGCCTAACCCAGGCGATCCTGGCAGTTGTATTGGTGCCGTATTAGCTCATACAAATGAAAAAATAGAACTTGACGACACCTGGCATAAGAAAGTATAATATAACAATGGCACATATACAAGAATTATTTCCAACACTAATATACATGGACTTATGCGATCAAGACATTAGCAGTGATGTTGAATATATTTTAAACAGCGAAATTGCAGATGTATCGCAACAAACAAAAGACAACTACGGACATAGAAGCAAAAGTGCGTATGTACTAAACGACAATCGTGCATTGACATTACGTAACTGGATTGTAGATAAACTAGATGACTATGCTAAGAACGTATTAGGCTATGATATTGACGGTATGGGCATTACACAGAGCTGGTTAAGCATTAAGGACACAGGGCATAAACACATAGCACACAAGCACCCTAACAGCCTTATAAGCGGCGTTTTTTACTTTGAGGATAGTAACACTCCGATATTGTTTACAGACGACTATAAAGAATATTTTAAAGTTAATAGAGATCCAGAAAAGGCTCCACACAATATCTATAATGTAATGCCAAAGAAGTATGGACTAATATTGTTTCCAAGCCATTTAGAACACGAAGTTGTAACTAATGATAATGAAAATAGATACAGCATGAGCATAAACAGTTTACCGTTATCTAAAATGGGCAGTGACGGTGACTTAACCGAGATCGACTATAGTAAAATTATGGGCAAGGTAAGTAGTATAAATGACTAGACAAAATACAGATTACGGATACGACATACAGAAAATTTATCTTGAAATGATGCTTACAGATGCAGAGACATTTGTAAGATGTCAATCTGTATTTGACGACAATACTTTTGATAGAAAACTTCAACCGGCGGCAAAGTTTATTAACGAGTATGTGGTAGAGCATAATGCGATGCCTACATTTGATATGGTTAATGCCGCAACTGATAGTAACTTAAAACATCCAGGAGATCTAGCAGAGAATCATTATGATTGGCTTTTACAAGAATTCGAAACGTTTTCGAGGCACAAGGCACTTGAGAAAGCAATCTTGGACAGTGCGGACTTACTTGAGAAAGGTGAATATGGACCGGTCGAGGATCTTGTCAAGAAAGCGGTTCAGATTGGCTTGCAGAAGGACTTGGGGACAGACTACTTTGCAGACCCAAGAACTAGACTAGAAGCAATCAAAGACAAGAACGGACAAGTAAGCACAGGCTGGCCGGCACTGGATAAGAAACTGTTTGGCGGATTTAACAGAGGCGAACTGAATATCTTTGCAGGTGGTTCAGGTTCGGGTAAGAGTTTGTTTATGGCTAACTTGGGTGTTAACTGGGCACTCGCAGGCATGAACGTTGTATATCTTACTTTTGAATTGAGCGAGAATTTGGTTAGTATGCGATTGGATGCAATGACATCAGAGATTCCAAGCAGAGATATTTTTAAGAGCATTGATGACGTTGAAATGAAAGTCAAGATGATTGGCAAGAAGAGCGGAGCATTTCAAGTTAAGTATATGCCCACAGGCAAGAACGCAAACGACATACGCAGTTATTTGAAAGAGTATGAAATTAAAACAGGCAAGAAGGTAGATGTATTGCTTGTTGACTATTTGGATTTGATGCATCCTATTGCGGCAAAGATTAGTGCAGAGAACTTGTTTGTTAAAGACAAGTATGTATCGGAAGAGTTACGCAACTTGGCTATGGAACTTAACTGTATATTTGTAACAGCATCACAGTTAAACAGGAGTAGCGTTGAAGAAATTGAATTTGACCACAGTCATATTAGTGGGGGTATCAGTAAAATTAATACTGCTGATAACCTTATTGGTATCTTTACATCACGTGCTATGAGAGAGCGTGGACGTTATCAGATACAGTTAATGAAGACACGTTCATCGAGTGGTGTAGGACAAAAGATCGATCTAGGATTTGATGTGGACACACTACGCATCTTTGACATTGGTGAAGATGACGATGCCGCACAAGCAACAACATCAACAGGAAGCAGTGCTATTGCTAATGCACTCAAGCGTACCACACAAACTGTTAGTGCAGACAATACCAGTGACGATCCGAGCGAAGGTGACACTGCCCCCAAGATAAGAGCAACTACTAACAGTACTAAACTAAAAGACTTTCTTAATAATCTAGGAGACAGTTAATGAAGGTAGGTTGGGTACCAATGACCATGTTAGGTCCTGACAGGTATGTTCACGACATGGACTTGCTGGTTGAAGAGCCTGATAGGTTACCCCCACAAAACACAGGAACGATCAACGAATGCCCTGCACACACATCGTTTATCTCAGAGTTCTTTACAGTAAGGGCTCCCTTTGATCTAGAACTTGAATACAATCACGAGATGCAAGCCCTGCGTTCTAGCAGTTTAGATCACGACCAGTTTGAAAGATTTATACATGCTAGACACAACGACACAGGCGATGATGGTGTATTTTCAATTACTGTTAACTGGAAACTGTTGTTCTTGGCGGACGAACCATGTAGGGTAGAAGTGTACCCTGCATTTAGACACGGCACTCCTTATGATGTAGCAGTGGGCAGTTTTGATATATACCGTTGGCAACGCCCTGTCGACTTTACGTTTCAATTGGACCGTGACAGTATAATTAGTATACACAAGGGTGATCCTTTGTACTATGTTAGATTTACACCAGGGCCAGTCAA